AGATGCTTTTGATAGTATATTAGCATTTAATCAAATGAGCCTTAAATTGTACTTTAAAACGCTTCAACCGTTAGAATTTACAGACTTAGAAAACGTTGAGGACGCTGAAACAAGAGAAGAAGAAACAGGGGTTAAATTAAGTGAAGATTTACCAGATGACTTAGGTAGTAATATTGCGGATGAATTAATCGACTTAGGACAAACAGAAGATGAACTACTAGCTGAATATGATCTAGTTGATGAATCTGAGGTTGATTACGAGTTGAACGATGAATTGGACGAAGTTATTACAGATTTAAACACCGAGCCTGAACAATCTGCATTATCTAAAATATGGAATTTTGTAAGTACTGGAACTGCAAAACCAAATGCAAAAAGTACACAAGACGGTAAGTCAAAACAAGATAGTCAAAAAGGTGTTGAGTTTTTAGTTCGTTATTCTTATGCGCCAGAGAAAGCAGGCAAAGACAGCCGTCAATTTTGCTCTAAAATGGTAGGGGCTAAAAAGGTTTACCGTAAAGAGGACATCGTAGCGATGGGAAACAAGGCGGTAAATAGCGGTTTTGGTAAAGGCGGTTCTGATACGTATTCAATATGGTTGTATAAAGGAGGTGCAAGATGTAATCATAAATGGTTTAGAAAAACATATCAAATTAAAAACGGTAAAAAAAGTCAAATTACAAGCGGTCAAGCTAAAAGCAAAGGTTTTAAAATGCCTAAAAATGCTCAAAAAGTACCAGTAGCACCAAAGGATATGAAGTATAAAGGTTATACGGCTGAATATTGGAACAAAATGAAATTCAAAAACTAAATGGCAACAGCATTATTTATATCAAGAACGGACTTAGTTCGCAATTCTATTTTAGATGGGAATGTAGATACTGATAAATTTATACAATTCATAAAACTAGGTCAAGAAATTGATATACAAAACTTACTAGGTACGGATTTATATAACCGAATAAGCACCGATATTGAAAATAGCACTTTAACAGGCGATTATTTAGCCCTTGTAAACGACTATATTCAATCAACCCTTATATGGTTTGCTCAAGTTAATTATATTCCATTTGCAGCGTATCAAATTAAGAATGGGGGTGTGTTTAAACATTCAAGTGAAACCGCTGAAAACGTTTCAAAAGATGAAGTTGATTATTTAGTTGCAAAAGCTAGGGAGTACGCTCGTTACTATTCGACTAGATTAGTTGATTATCTTTGCGAAAACAATTCTAAATTCCCAGAATACACTAGCAACTCAGGTTCAGATATAAGCCCAGATTCGGACACGGTTTATAACAGTTGGGTTTTATGAGGTACAAAGTAAAAGAAATAAACGTTAAACGTTTAAAAAAATATATAGGATTAAAGGCAAATGAAGAAGATGCTAAAAGATTTTATAATGAAATGAAACTTAAATACAGAAAGTAATGATTTCAAATGTAATAGCGTCGGCAAGTTCAGAAGCCGTTAAAAGAGGACATACAAGTCAAAAACTTAGCGTCCACTGGAGGCATTATATTAGTGGAACTGGTTTTTATACTCTTTATGGTACAGGGGCTACCACCNCATTNCCTTACGCTTATGGNGGNATTGCAGTCCCTTACAATGGTTATTTTAGTAAATTTATGATGGCATCAATGCCTTATTCAACTAGACAAAATCCAAGTGGAAATTTAGCGCAATTACAAGTTTATGTAAATGGAGTTTTAAAATCCACTAAATTTGAGTCTTATTCTACAAATGTAAGAGAATCGGTAATATTTAATTTTGGTCAAGAAGTACCTATCAATATAGGCGAAACAGTAACATTAAGGTTTCAAGGAAATGGTCAGTGGTGGTATTGTGCGAGCACCTCAATAATAACAGAAAGATAAAACTATGATAGATCCAAAATTTGTAATGATTCCAGCAGCCTATAAATATATAGGAATATATCCAACAAATCAAAAAGTTTATTCAATACTTCCAACGGCTTCACCAAACGCTGATTTTTCAGCAGGGAGAAACTCATTAACACGTGCCTATGTAACACCAGAAGATACGGTTTTAGAGAGTACTATTGATGTTAGGCTGGATTGGCAGGATAGGAAAACTTGCCCTGTTTTATGGTTAGAGCGTTCTGCAACGAGCCGACTTTTATGGAATGAAAACCTAATTAGCGGTATAAATTTAGGGATATGGCAAACAAGTGGGATTTCTGCTCTACAAGTAGCACAAGATCCAACAAATCAAAACAAAGGTTTTGTTCTTACAAATAATGGAACAGTTACAAGTGGGGATTTTGGTATAAAACAACAATTTTGGGGAAATTATGGTTACAATATTGGGTATGCAACTGTTTCTGTTTATGTGAAAAGGATAGTATCTTACGATGATCTTTGTTATATACGGCTAAAAGACGGACTAGGCAATAAAGTAACTATGAAATTTGATTTTAATAACGAACAACTTTCACTTGAAGATTTTAGTACTTGGAGAGGACCCGAAAAAACACGTGTTATAAAAGCAAGCAATGGTTGGTATAGATTAGAATTATCCGTTTTAACAACTGGACATAATGATTGCACTTTTGAAATACAACCAAAAGAGAGAAGTGGGGCTAGGCTTCAAATGGCACTTCCAATGGCTGAAATACTGCCTTATAATGGGTCTTTAAATCCACAAGGTTTGTCACATAGTTTTATAAAAACAGAGGGGTCTTTAGTAACACAAGGAAATGAATTTTGTTATGACGCAGAAAGTGATATCTTTAGTAACAATTTATCTGGGTCTTTTTTTGTTGAACTCGAGGAAGTTGAGTTTACAGAAACCGTTACAGAATCAATGATATCAATTTCAACCGATGATGATGATGATGCGGTTCAATTTATATTTGCACCAGAACCTACATTAAGTCAAACTTATTCATTAAGGGCTAGGGTTATAGCGAGCGGAAATAACGTTGCAGATATATTAATAGGCGGTTTTGATAGGTTAAACACTATTAAAATTGCAGCTACTTGGGATGTAAACTATTTTAAATTATTTATAAATGGCGCTTTGGTAGGTACTAGAACAAATCTTGGTTTTGTTCCTGTTCAACAGGATAGAATAAGTTTTGCAAATGGGCAGCAGTATAGTAATTTTTTCGGGAAAGTAAATAATATTCAATATTTTGATGAGGTTATTCCTGAATCACAAGCGATACAAAAAACAACAATATAATGAAAGTAGGAAAATACGAATTTAAAAGTAAAGAACAGGCTCTATCAAAAATTGAAGGATTACCTCATAAAGTTGATGTTGATGGAATTAAACACCCAACTTATAAAGCACATTATTACTCACTTGGGGAGTGTTATTAAAGAAGATGCTGAATTTGAAAACGGTGTAATGATAAAAGACCCTGTTTATGGTGTTTATCGTTTAGACGTTCTTTGGATTGATATTGAAGAAAATCCGTACGGTTGGAAAACCTATGAGATTGATTTAGACAATGAAGGATTACATACTTTTGGTCTTTCGTATTTAGAAAATAAAATATAATGACAGTACAAGATTTGAGAATAGGAATTTTAAACGCCATCACTTTTGGTGTTAGCTTTACGCATATAGAAAACAGTTTAAAAATTATACTTTTATTGCTATCCATAGGATATACGGCTCAAAAGATATATGAAACGCACAAAAAAAAGAATGACTAAAAACTTTAAACAAAGCGAGTTTGATTGCAAATGCGGATGCGAAATGCCCGAAGATGTTTTAGCTAACGTTACTAAATTAGCAAACCAATTACAATATGTTAGGGATAACGTTGCTATGCCTATAACGATTAATAGTGGTTATCGATGTCAAGTGCATAATAAATCGGTTGGCGGCTCTGAAAACTCTCAACACTTACTAGGTAAAGCTGCTGACATCGTTATTAATGGACTTGATCCTGTTTTAGATACTTACGATTATTTAGACGACCTTATGCGAACTGGTGAAATATTACAAGGCGGTTTAGGAATGTACAAATCTTTTACGCATTACGATATTAGAAGCAACATTAAAGCACGTTGGAATAATGCCTAAATACAAAGAACAAAACGGAACTACAAGAGTAGGTGACGCATTACGTTGGTTATTAAAGCAAGGTAAAGAAGTTGCACCAGAACTTTTAAAAATAGCGTCAAACGTCACAGGAATTGAGGCTTTAGAATTATTGGCAAATAAAATAAGTACAGATACCGCTTTAAGTGAAGCGGATAAACAACTTTTATTAGAAGAATTAAACTTCGATAAAATAGAAATGCAAGAAACCACAAAAAGATGGATTTCAGATAATAACACAGACAGTTATTTAACTCGCAATATAAGACCTTTAACGCTCGCTTTCTTAACCGTTACACTATTTGTTTACATCATTCTTGATAGTTCATTAGACGGCTTTAAAATAGCGCCTGAATGGATTGATTTACTTAGTTCTTTATTACTTTTGGTTTATGGTGGTTATTTTGGAATGCGCTCTGCTGAAAAGATTACAAAGCATTTTAAAAAATAAATTACTTTTTTCTTGTTTATTCTAAATAAAAGATATAACTTTGAATTTTTTATTAAGCTGATTAATTAGCCTAACGTTTTTGTTGCCCTTAAAGGCAAAAAAAAACATATATAGAAATAAATAGATAAATATACTACTAAATAAATAGATAAGATATCTGGGAACTATTCAAAAATGGCAAAAAAATCAACTCGTAAAAAGTTAGTAGATAAATTAGATAAAGTTTTTAGTGTATATATAAGACGTAGAAAATCTATTGATGATATTTCGGAGTGTTTCACTTGTGGCAAACAAGATCATTGGAAGAAATTACAAAATGGTCACTTTCAAAGCCGTAAACATTATTCTACAAGGTGGCACGAATTAAATTGTCAAGTTCAGTGTGCAGGATGCAATGTTTTTAGGTATGGAGAGCAGTTTAAATTTGCTCGTAATTTAGATAATACATATTATGATGGCTTAGCTGATGAATTACATATTGAGGCTAATAAGACCGTAAAACTAGATAATACTGATTTAGAAATGTTAATAGATAAATACGAAATGTTAATTAAACAACTAGATACTTAACGTATATTTGTAGAGTATTGTTTTTGTTTTAATAGGTTGTCATAACCAAATTAAGCCACCTATAAAAGGGTGGTTTTTTTTGTTTAAAACTAAAGTTTTTTGTTAATAGTTTTTTTTATTGAATTATTTGTTTTATATTTGCCTTAATATTAATTAAAACAATACATTATGAATTTATTAGAAAGATTAAAACCAGAGTACAAAACAAAATTAGACTTAGTAAATTTTAAATTCCCTTCATTAGTTGGGTTTATAACTGATAATTTAGAAAGTTACAGTTACGTTAGGGATTTACCTTATGGAATTGTAAGTGATTTAAAATTCTTACTAGAAACAACAGAAAGTCCTTACGAATTATTTAACGAACTATAATATGACTTATTCAGAAGATGTAAACAGAGCAGCCTCAACCGATACAATAGATTTTTTAAACGCACGTATTGAAGCATTAGAAAAAAGAGTTGAATTTTTAGAAGCAGTAAACGAAATTAATAACAAAAACAAATAATATGAACAAAGAAAAATTGACAGAATTATACAAAGAATATAAACTAGAAAAAGAAGATGTATTTAAACATCAACACTATTTAATCATCACTAGAAGCGGAATTGAAAAAATACAAGCGGTCGCAAAGATTCAAATAACTTACGAAGTGGTAAGATGTGAGCCAAATTTTGCAGTATTTAAAGCCATAGCCCATAAAGGTTCGGCAACGATTGAAACCTTTGGTAGTGCCTTAAAAGGTGCTAACTATAAAGATGGTTCAACAAATAGTTGGTATGTTCCAGAAATGGCAGAGAAACGAGCAATGAGCCGAGCGGTTTTAAAATTAACAGGCTTTTACGAATTGGGAGTATTCGGTGAAGATGAAAGCGAAAGTTTTAAAAATAATAATAAATAATAACTCTGTGTTGGGCGTAGTTTATTTGATACGATACGGAAATTACCTTAATAGCGGATATATTGAAAAGTTTGCATCAAGTGAAAAGGCAATTAAACAACTTGTAAAAGATGATGAATTTGTTATATCTGGCAAGGGTATAATTGATGTAAATGTAGATTTTGATAAATGCGAAATAAACTACACTTACAAAGATTGGGATAATGAAATTGAAGAAGGCAAACTTTACTTTGATAAGGTAAATGTTGTTTAAATTACGCCCAACGGTAAATTAATACGAAAGTTTTAAAAATAATAATAAATAATAACAATTAAAAACAAAAATTATGAGATTAAAAACACACGAATTTGAACTATTATGTTCTATTGCATTAAAGACACAATTCAATACAGAATTTAGAGATTATGAAACAGAATTTCTTTTCGACTTAGCTGACAGAACTAAACTAAACAAAAAACAAAAAAGAGAATTAATATAAATTTAAAACAAGTAAAATTATGGGAGCAATTATCAATTATTCATTAAGGGTGGACAAATTACCAAAGGAGAAATTTATCGCAGGAAAAGATGGTGCGGTTTATGTAAACCTTACAATGTCAGTAAATGACGAAACACGATTCGGAAATAACGCATCAATTATGATTAGCCAAACACAAGAAGAACGTGAAGCTAAGAAACCAAGAACCTACATTGGAAATGGTCAAGTAGTTTGGACTGATGGAAACATCGTAAAGGCTGAACGAGAAGAAACCAAAGAAGTAGTGCAAGAAGCTGAAACAAGCGACTTACCATTTTAACTAACTAGGGCGGTGTAATAACCGCCTTTTTTATTACCTTTACATTAACAATACAAAAATAATGGAAAAAATAACAGAAGAACAAACTACACATAATATGTTAATGGAGTTGATAGCAGAAGAATGTGCTATTGATACATCGGTGGTTTTAGATTACCCTCCAACGGCTATAAGTTTAGGAGAGAAAACAATACAAGCGAAAGGAGGTGATATTACAATGCCGATACCAATCGGAACTTATGGAAATTTCAGTTTTGTACAAGCCCCTCCAAAATCAAAAAAGACTTCTTTGTTAGTTTATTAGCATCGGTTTATTTAAGTGGTGGAAATAACTTTGGCGGTAAAATTAAAGGACATCGTGAAGGACGTTGTTTAATGCACTTTGATACAGAACAAGGACATTGGCACGCTCAACGAGTTTTTAAGCGTGTTCAAGATATGAGTAACACAAAGGAGGTGGGTTGCTATCATACATACGCACTTAGAACAATAGGGTACAAGGAACGTTTACAATTTATAGAACACTGTTTAGAACAAAACAAAGGTAAAAACGGTTTAGTTATTATTGATGGCGTTGCTGATTTAGTATCGGACGTTAATAATTTAGAAGAATCAAATTTATGTGTTCAAAAAATAATGCAATTATCGGCAAAATATGATTGTCATATAATAACAGTAATACATAGCAATTATGGAAGCGACAAGCCGACAGGACATTTAGGCAGCTTCTTAGAGAAAAAGACAGAAAACCAAATACAACTTGAAATAAATACAGTCAATAAAGAATGGATTACAGTAAGCTGCAAACGTTCTAGGGGTTACGCTTTTGAAACGTTTAGCTTTAGCATCAACGAGTTTGGATTACCTTTTGTAGTTGGTGAGATATACGACCCATTGGAATATTTTGTACCTAGAAAATTAACACCAAACAAACCAAAACAAGAATCAAACGAACAAATAAAAGCACCTTTTTAATTAAAAAAAATAAATGAAAATTCTTGAACTCGCATATAAAAAACATAACGATTGGAATAATATCGTGAAAAGTTTTGGCTGCAACCCCTCAATGAGTGAGGACGTTGTAATGGAAATGTACATACAACTTGATGCTGATGTGAAAAAAGGTTTAGACCTATACTATAATGATGAAATAAATCATTATTATTGTTACAAAGTTTTAAGGGGAATTTATA